ACAGTACTACTAGGCACAGTTGAACCACTTGCACCACTTGCAACAGTACTACTAACAGATGCTAACGCTAAATTTGCTGTGTTCAACTCGTTTTGGGCTTGCAATAACTCTTTTTCCAATTCAACTCGTTTATTATAATTTTCTTCAATTTCCTTTTGTTTTTTCTCAAGTTCAGTTTGGACTCTGACTAATTCTTCGTTATTAGGAGGTGTGACAGCAGGAATTCCCAGCTCATTTCGAATAACTTCCCAAAGTTGTGGATTTTGTCTAATTTGTTCTTGAAGTTCATTTTCTATTTTAGCTGTAGTTTGTGATGGTCCGTCCTGTGGTTTCGGTTTCGGCGGTGGCTTCGTGAGCTCCTCTAACTCTTTCTTCAAAATCTCGTTTTTACGTATCAATGAATCTTGTTCTATCTTCACCTGCGAAATCGGCTGTCTATACGTCTGCACCACATTATCAAACACTTTGCTGTCAAACAAACTTTTCGCAATCTCCTTCTCTTTCGGACTAAGAAAATCTGTCAATTCGTCGAATTTGTAATTCGTCGGCGACCTCGCGCCTCCTCCTCCGCTCATACGCTCACCCAACATTTTATTTTTTCTGTAATACATGTTTTTTATCATGTTGTACCGCCTTATCAATTTATTCAACACACTCATTTTCGCAATGTCTTCATCCGAATTTATCGCGATTTTCACCTCACGCACTTTCACCGGATCGTTTGTCTGCGACCCAGGCATCGTAAAAAATGCGCGAGTACGATCATGGATTTTATCGAAATCGAACCAACTCGAACTATCGGTCAACGGGTATATGCGGTTACGGTCGGCATACGCCTGTCTGTCAAGTAGGCCCGGCGCTACAAATCGCACCATCTCGTTATTCGCCGTGTTATATGTAACTGTCGGAATAATACCATAGGGATTTCCACCCTTCTTCTTGTTTCGTTTGGTTTTATTATTTTTCCCCCTCTTGTTGTGTCGCCGTGTTCCCATGTATATGATATATTATATAACTATAATATATTATCAATTTAAATTCACTTTTTCAGGTGCGTTGAAATAAATCTTCCGATACTTTTCAATCTTGTTATCCGGAATATAGCCATTCAAAAACAGCTCGATCGCTCGGTTTGCGTTGTTCAACATCTCTACGATAAAATGGATCGCATACACTCCGCACTCCGTGTTCCCGCGCTGGTGTTGCTTCTCATTGCGCAGGAATTTAAACTTGATCCCGGTCTCAAGGCCTTGTTGCTTCACTTTTTTAATAAATCGCGATATCTCGGGTGGGATCTTACCATTTGCACTGTCGAAAAACATGATAATTTTGAGTTGCGCGTTGATGAAAAGCGAGATCCAGTGCGACCCATTCTCATTGTGTTTATCTAAATTAAAAACCGCGGCAAATTTATTTTTTCCTGCTGCCATCGAGGGTTTCAAGTTGAATTTGCAAAGAGCCTCCTCGTAACAGGTGTTTGCAGATTTGTCGACGATATAATCGTAATCGACGGGGGTTGTTGCTAAATATTCGAATGTTTTGTCTTTCTCTTCGTACTGCTTCATGACTGCATTAATGTCATAGTTACTTAACCACTCGTTTTTATTTTTGACCCATTCGGGAGGGTGTTCTGGCGCAAACAGTTGGTTTTTTATTTGCGTGCGCAAATTCTTGTTGTCGATCTCGTTTACCCAACATCGTTCGTCACTGCAGTCGAGTTTCATCTTAAGCTCGTGCCAAATAAGGACGGGTTTTGTTGCAACGATTTTGCTCAGAGGGTGGTCTTTATTATATTCGTCTCTGATTTTTAACAATGCATCGCGCGTCATGCACGAATTTTTAATAATTTTTTTATTAGCAACACATGGACTACAATTTAATGATTTGAAATTTTTTTTAGTTTTCGATTTATTATTTGTTGACCTTTTAATTTGTGTTGACATATACGTTTATATTATAGAACGAGAAAAAAGATGATAACACATGTATAAAAAGTATATTTTAGTTGTGTGTGTAAAATATATTTTTTTCAAATTGAATTTTTAATTATCAACACATATTCTCATATAAAGATCTACTTATTTGGGTGCAACTTTCTTTATAATTTTTTTCACAGGCGCTGCAGCTGGCTTTTCTTCAGGAGCAGAAGCAGGCGCAGGCTTTTCAGCAGGCTTTTCCACGGGCTTCTCAACAACTGGTACAGGTGCAGGTGCAGACGCTGTAGAACCACCAACCTTGAGCTTCTTGGGAGCAGGCTTTTCTTCGTCGTCACTATCTGCGACGTCGGCACTAATTTGTTGAGAAGAAGGAGGCGCTGCATCTTCAGGGTCGACATGATCGGTCTCCATAGCCACTTTGTCTTCCTCTGATAGACTAATGTGGCACTTGCCGAAAACACTGACAGTCTCCTTCGGCTTGACAACCGCCTGAACCAGCTTCCATGTAACCCCCCACCCTTTGCCACCAATCCAGATTCCGCCACATTGCAAAACACATGCAACGTTACTCAACTTCGGAACAAAGTGTGCAGGAGTGAGCTCATCATTCTCGCAAGGAAAAATCAAGTTGCCGGTAGTCGAGTACAACTCAACATTCCACTTGTTCTCCTTCTCGTAAAAAGGCACCTTCGCACTCAAAGTAGGACTCTTGGTCATGTCAGCCTTCTTGGTGCCCTTGATCTTGGGGTACTTGAGAATGGGGAAGAAACTGTACTTGAGAACTTCGAGGGTCAACTTCTCGCCCCACCAGAGCTCAGAGTTATTGACAGCCTCGTTTAAAATCGCTTGCTCGAATGCAACAAGCTTCTCCAAAAAGGCATTGGTATTCTTGTTGGCATATTCGCCATTGGGGAAAGTGAGTGAGATGCTGAACTTGCCATCTGAGGCGCCTGTAGTAGGATCAACAAAGTCGCTGATTCCCCAGGTGGTCATAAGAGGAGTTGAGATGTGGAGACCACGACCGGTCTGGTTGCTTATAATATTGATGGACTTTCCCTGCTTGTCGTTCACCTTTGGAGGAGTGAAACGAACAGCACTGGGGACCCAGGTATTGACATCGACGACGATAGGAGCGGATTTGGCGGACATTTTTTTGGTTTGGTTCTTAAACTGGTTTACGAAGTTGGCTTTAATTTCTATTTTATTAAAATAATAAATTTATGATTTTTTTGCAAAAGCACTCGAGTTGTTGGGTTCGTGTTTGCAAAAACAAGTTTACTATTTTTTGGTGAAGAGTGGTTGATACGTAGTTTCTTCCAAAATAATATTAAGAAATATTAGTAGTACTACCAAAAAAATGCTTTCGAAAATGGCAAAACCAACCGAAAATACAAACAAACACGTAGAAATTGGTAACAAAGACTTGAGCAAAGCCAAACTCCCAGAGTTGAAACAATATGCAAAAGACTTGAATATCAAAATCTCCGGCACAAAACCCATATTAAAAGCTCGAATCGAGGAATGCCTAGTGCAAACCCGCAACGTACTCAAAATACAACGGAACGCACGCAAATATTTAGTGACCAAGTGGTTTAAGATGAAGGGTTCTACTGCGGGCTGTGTGAACGAGACAGACTTTTACACTCTCGAGCCGCTCGACGAAATCCCTTATCTCTATTATTTCCGACACGTCGACGGCGCCCACAGCTACGGATTCAACATTCGATCCCTTTGCAACCTTGCCCTCAAAAATCATGGCAAATTTCTCAACCCTTACAATCGAGAGAATTTGAAGCAGGCAGAGCAAAAAATCGCCGACGTGGTGAAACTCACTAATCTCATCCTTCCCGGCAACCAGCTCATGAAAGATATTTTAGCAATGAATGACGGACTCGCGCAGCCGTGTGCGATTCTATCCTTAATCCAAGTTCGACGACCCTTGGTGATGAACCCTTTTGCCTTCAAGTTGAGAGCCCTCGACCGAATGACGATCGACGAGCGTGTGATGGCACTTTTCATGCACATCGATAGTTTAGGCAATTATACGCAGGTGAGCTGGTTTAACGAGCTAACACAACAGAAAATGTATTTCATGGCGGCCCGCTTGCATCAATTGTGGCATCACGTACCCAGAGAGGTCCGCGCGCGAGTGTGCCCACATATGTCACCATTTAGCGATACAATTTTCACCGTCCCTTTAACTGAAATCAATTTAGGAGTTGTTCTCCGCATGGCCGAGGTCTTTGTATATAGTGGTGTCGATCCAGAGCATCAAAATTTAGGCGCAATGTATTTTTTGACAGGTCTGACTCTTGTGAATTTGAACGCCCGTTCTCAACTCCCTTGGCTCTATGACAACTACTTTACAATGGTAAACTGAAGCGTGCAAATGTATTTATGCGTTAAACTACTTAAAAAACTAACGGTATAGAGTGTATAAAAACAAGAAAATGGTCCGCAAAACTAAGTCAACTGATTCCACCGCTACTGCTACTCCCGCCGTCACTGTCACTGTTGAGGCTGTTGCTACTCCCACCCCCGCCGCTGCTGCTGCTGAGAAGAAGCAGAGAAAGCCCAAGGCCACTGCCGCCGCCGCTGTCACTGCTGAGGCTCCCGCAGTTGTTGCTCCCGTTGCCACCGAGGAGCAGGTTGTTGCTGCCGATGCTTCTACCCTTTCCTCCAAGTTGTCCGACTTCAGCTCCAAGATCCAGCAGGTCACTGCCATCTTGTCCACCATGAAGACCGACTACAAGGTCCTCGAGAAGTCTGTTTCTCGCGAGCTCAAGAACGCTTCCAAGTCCAAGAGAAGCAAGAAGGCTCCCAACCCCAACAGACAGCCCTCCGGATTCGTTAAGCCCTCCGTTCTCAGTGAGGAGCTCCTCAAGTTCCTCGGCAAGGAGGCTGGCACCATGATGTCCCGTGTTGAGGTCAGTAAGGAGATCAACGCCTACATCACCGCCAACCAGCTTAAGGACAAGATTTCTGGCAGACAGATCAACCCTGATGCCAAGCTCGCCAAGCTCCTCAAGATTGGCAAGGATGAGGTCCTTACCTACTTCAACCTCCAGAAGTACCTCAAGATCCACTTCATCAAGGCTACTTCTGCTTAAATGAAAAAGTAAAACAAAACATACATATTTCGCATGTGTAAAACAAAAAAATAAAATAAAATAAAATTCAAAAAATAAATAAATAAACATCAATTTATTTACTTTTTTCACGAAACCAATTTAAAGCGTTTACTGCATATTCTTTCATACAAATGTCTATTAATTACAATATTGTCGAAGCAGATCCTGCCCCCAGCGTCCCCAAATTTATCACCGACTACATTGCTCTGAAGAAACCTCACATCGTATTTCTCACCCCTTGCTACAACAGTAGCATGTACTGCACTTATACCGAGTCGCTCCTCCAAACTATGTTTATGTGCAAAGACCTCGGCATCGAGGCCACCGTGCACTTTTGCCGCAACGACAGTTTGGTCTCTCGTGCCCGCAACAATTTGATTGCGAAAGCCATGAGCATCCCAAGCGCAACCCACTTTATGTTTATCGACGCCGATATCACATGGAACCCTTTTGATATTCTCAAGTTATTGGTTGCCGACAAACATATTGTTGGTGGCATCTATCCTATCAAGAATTACGAGTGGGACAAGGCAATCAGTAATCCCGACCATATCAGCAGCATTTTGGAACGCAAGAAGAAGTCGCAGCTCAATACGATTTATGCGGATACCGCTTTTGTAAAAACCAACATGGTGAGATACAATGCAAACTACAAGTCGAATATGCTCGAGATCCAAAATAATTTAACTCAAGTCCGCCATTTGGCAACTGGTTTCATGATGATTCAGCGCAGTGTCATCGAGGTCATGTCGAAGGCTTTCCCGCAAACCAAGTATGTTGATGACGTGAACTTCTTGAGTGGGTCCGAGAATGACTTTGCGTTTGCTTTGTTTGATTGTGGTGTCGAGGATGGTCACTACTTGTCGGAGGACTGGATGTTTTGCCAACGCTGGGCAAAGATGGGCGGCGATATTTATGCAGACATTACAGTTGACCTCGATCACACCGGCATCGAGACCTTTAAGGGATCTTATATCTCGTCTCTCATGTAATTAAGGGAACCAAGGTTCCCTTATGATCCTTTCTCTTTGATCCTTTCTCTTTGATCCTTCCTTTTTGATCCCTCCTTTTTTTTTATTTAAAAATAGTTTATTGATTGTATTAAAAATTGTTTTACTATAATCACAAAAAAGAAGAGAGGAAGGAGGAAGGATCAAAAGAAGAGGAAGGATCAAAAGGAAACCTTAGGTTTCCTTTCAAGGTTTCCTTATTATTTTCTTCCCCCAAAATGTCATTATCGGCGTAACTGGTTTTTCTTTTTCTTCTTCTTCTTCCTCTTCCTCTCCAGCTTCCTCACGGCTCTCGTCGTTTGCAAACAATTGCTCCTCCTCTTCTGACGAGTCTGTCTCATCGTATCCATGCCTCGCACACTTGTCTTCGTAATCTTTCATTTCAAAGTGTTTTATCAACATTTTAAAAAGGCTCTCAAACATGTCGTCGATATCGTTCGAAGTTTCGGTTGCAGGGTTCTCCAAATATTTCCCGATGATTTCTTTCATGCGACTCTTGTTTCGCCTTACTTTCTCATAATACTCTTGAATCTCGGCGGACTTGTCTGGATTCGCAGTTGCTAAATAATTATTGTACCGTTTTTTGCTTGTCAACAATTTCAAGGTAAGTGCGTCAATGTCGTTCATTATAGATTTTTAAAACAAAATAATATCTATAAAAGCGTCACGTGCAAATAAATATCCGACAACCTCTCAACACTAAATATTTCCACTGTGTTCGCCCGTGGCATTCCTTCACCTGTCATTATAACCACCTGATCTCGCTTGACCGCAAGAGACTCGAGAGGAAACGATCGCTCTTCTTTTCCAAGAGAGTAAGCAACTGTCGCCTCTCCATCTCTCCACAAATCCATCAAATTATATGTCAGAAAAACGTGAATGTTGTTGTTCTCGTCCAATTCGACATTCGGTGGCAACTCCGGCTCACACTGTACTATACAATTTTTGTTATAAATGAGCTCACTGTGCCAGAGAGGCACGTAGACTGTCGTCGCATCACTCTCGTCAACTCTCAATTTGTACACCGACTGTTTCAACATATCGTCCAAGTTCGGATTAAGAACGAAAGCTTTTGTCGCAGTTGTTGTCCTTATCACTTCCCCCACTTTTTCTAAAAAGTCATCCGATAAATGCAGTGAGTCTTTGTATTTCACTAAAATTGCATATATTTTCGAGGCACGCGCTGCATCCATCTTCTCGAAAATCTTTGTTTCGCATGTTTCAATTATCCGCATCAAGAGAGGATGGAAAACTCTCTTTTGCAAATGTTCATTGTTGTACAGCGTCTCGAAAAAAGATGACACGGATGATGTCCACGTCGCCTCTTCGAATACTCCGCTTTCGTGTCGCCCACTCTCGATATGTTTCAATAAATAATCGTGAGCCTCTTTGATCTCCTGATACCGTTTTGTGGCATCCGGTGATTTGTTCTTGTCTGGATGATATTTCAACGCCATAAGTTTGTACTGTTTTCTTATTACTGCTATCGAGAGAGCAGATGGGTCATCAAGCTCGAGAATCTCACATGCTTCTCGGCAACTCTGCATACTTGAATATTTTGATTATTATGTAGTGCGCAATACTTTCTAAGTGATAAATCGGCCTGTAGTTATTATTGAAATATTTCAAGAAATTATACATGCGTGTCAACACGTCGCTGATGTCTTGCCCCTTTAAATAATCGTTCTCCACAAAATACGAGAGAATGTACCACATGCACTCCACCACATCCAAATTGTAAATCAAAATGTCGTAAAGAGCGTCGCGAAAAGTGGCGTGGACCAGTTTTTCCGGCGCCAACATTTGCTCAATCACCACATCACAAATCACGTTAAAAATGTCGTCGGGCACATTGTCCAGCTTGCTGAACGAATTCAGTTCTTTTATATTCAACACATCTTTCATCTCAATCGATTGTATGAGAGCACACGTCTTGTCGCTCGTGTCTGCCTTCGCGCGGTTGTTCGATATGCGGTTCACAAACTCGTCCTCGTTCGATGGCTGCTCCAAAAACACCTTGTTGTACTTGCGAATCTTCGGCAACTGCTTGATCATCTCTGTGTACATCGTCTTCGCCGGTCTCTTGACATGAATCATCTCACACGCATCCAAAATGTTGTTGGGGATGAAACTCACGTGCTCCGTAATGAGAATAAATCTCAGTTGGATTGTCGAGAGCTTCGTATTGTACTCTTGAATATAGCTGTAAAAGATTTCCAGGAGCTCGGTGTGTATGAGATGGAAATTTTTGCACACCACGATGCCGATTTTGTCCGATTTTACCGAGACAATATCGACGATTTGCTGGACAATCTCGTGCCAAATCAGTTTTGAGTTGCAGCCGAGCAGAGAGATGTCGATCTCGTAGTGAATGTCACTGATGTGATATTGGTAGGTATACTTTTCGTTTTGGAGACAGATCTTCTTGTCGTGCTCGAGCTTGCTCGGGCTGTATTTGTGAATCGCGTTCAGCATTTGCGTGTACTTCCCGACGCCGGCCGGGCCGTAAAATATCAAATTCGTTAACTGGTGAATGCTGTTGGGGAATTTCGCAAAATAGGGCACTAACTCGGGGTGCAAATTAAAATTGTTCACCGCTCTCAAGTATTCGTCGAAATGGGTTTCGTAGTATTTCATTTCAATTAGAGTGGACACTCCGATTTCCTTTAAACCTTTTGTCTAGAAAAAAGGTTTAGAGATTGTGAGAGATAGAGAGAATAATAACACACACACAAATGAATATTATCACTAACACTCAATGGTTTTTTTACAACGACGCGATCAAAAATGCTCGAGACCGAGACACCCGACAACCGCTCTCGAGAGACCAATTCCAAACTGTTGTTTTTGAAAAGCCTTGCAAATTTTATTTACCGCTGGTCGACAACGATATTGTGGAGATGATCCAGATCGAGTCGGCGTCGATCACCGTAGTCCAAATCCTCTCGATTGTCGAAGAATTTTATCGCAGACCTCTCTTGCAAGACACTGTTGTAAAAGTATTTGCCAATCTTGACAAAGAGTTTTACGATGCATGGCACGATTACCGAAGAAACGTGTCGTATTTGCAGAATTATCATCTGCTTAATGATTCATCGAGTTTGCCTCAGTTTCGCGGTATCGAGGAGTACAAAGACGGGTTTCTCGTGCTCATTGATTAAGTACGAGAGGATAGCCCAAACCATTGTCCAATAGCTTAAGAACCGTTTTAAGTCTAAACTCGGGTATGTCCTTCTGACTAAAAGAAGACAAAGGTAAATCCTCGCTTAAAAAATCACAAAACATAATTACAAACACACCACAGTCGATAACGTTATCCTGCATAGGGATTTTTTCTTTTTTTAAGATTTCCCACTTCGACATATCGTGGTTTTCACCGGCCACGTCTCGGAGCCACCTTAAGAGATATTCCATATAACTGTATCCTTTCTTATTCAGCTTAGTGTGTTTCAGCGAGTCATAATAGCATATTTGTTTCGTCTCCATATCAACTACAGCAAGCACCCAATGTTCATTAGTTATATTTATTGGGAAATATAGACGTCGCATTTCAAACACGTTTATGTTTTCGGTCCATTTTTCCACATTCTTGAATGAGTATTTGTCTCCCGTTCCAAGCAGTGTCAAGAAGTGGATATTGAAAAAATGAGAGGCTTTGCGCGTGGGGAATTTGCTGCATAATAATGTATCCCTCTCTTTTAACAATTCCATGTATTTGTTAATAATCTCGTCGTTCAACAAATTATCGGGTTTTAATGTCTTGATGTCTTTCCTATAAATATTTCCGCCGATTTGGTCATTGTCGTTTCCTTTAAATGCTTGGTTCGCTCTCGCTTCCTGCTCCTTTGTCAATGGCGATAGCCTGCTCTCGAGAAGCATTTCTTGGGTTTTGTTTTCGCCCTTCTCAACACCTTCGTCTTCGTGTTTATCAACACCTTTATCTTCGTGTTTATCAACACCTTCGTCAACACCTTTGCCTTCTACTTTACTTCTTTCGATTTCGACAGGATTTTTCTCAGTATATCGGAATTTTCCTTTGATTGAATTTAATGGGTATATTCTGCCCTCGTGTATAATTGTCTTGTTTTCTAAATTTACTTCGCGCAACACAGGCCGACAATCTGTACGTCTGTGCTTGTATAAAATGTATTTTCTCGTACACCCGTTCGGGTTGCGCTTCGTTATGTGTCGATATGTATTGCGTTGATCGAGTGGATAGCTCTCCACGTTTCTGTCATCGTCATCATCGTCGTCGTCGAAGTTGTCGAAGTCATCACCGCGAAAATGTGATTCGCCATCTTTAACGTTATGTACACCGTTATCATTGTGTGCAGCTTTGTCCCCATGCTTGTCCCCATTCTCAGTCGTATATTCATAAAGCTTGCCAGTTTTGGTATCGTATATATTTCCAAAATTCTTTCTGATTTTTTTGTGTCGCGGTGCGAAAATATCAATAAGCACAAAATCTTCTACATCCTCCACAACGTTATCGTAGAAACTATAAAACTGATTTGGTTCAATTTCCAATGCAAAATTGCGGGTGATTCTACTAAAATCATCTAACATCATTCCTTGCTTAAGTATTATATGAGTTAAATTTTGTCTTATAAATATTGGCACTCCATAATAACGTTGGCTCAAATAAATTGTCGAAACGCCTTTCTTACGGCCCATCATAAAGTACTCCTCAATTTTTTTCTGTTTCTTCTCTAAAACTAAATCATCGAAAACAATTAATTTCTGTTGTGGATCTGGGTCGTTGTCATCGATATCATCAAATTTTTTAAGATCCGGTGCCGCTTTTAATCCTTCGTGGATGTAATATCCTTTTCCAAATTTTTGTATCGCATCTCCTGATAACAACCATTTATAAAGAGGTTCTTGTTTATTCGTAATCACAATATGGACTTCTTGAAATGTGCCTCTGAATTTTTCAAAAATGTTAAGAAGAGTATTCGTCTTACCAGATCCGGATGCTCCTGCTATTAACATTCTGAAAGGCACTTTAATCATGTGTTTATCATATTTGGGATTTTTTAATTTCGGTAAATACTTATCTGGTATAATTTTGTAATAATTTTTTGGTCTTTCCTTGCTGTCGCTTGCTTTATTGGAATTTTCCTTCTCTCCAGGTGTTTTACCAGATTCCTTCGCTTCCGGTTCTTTACTGGTTTCTTTCTTGTGAGAGGATGAACTTTGTTCCTTTTTTATAATGGGTTCACTCTTATGAGTGGATAAATTTTCTCTCGCGTCCTGTTCCTTCTCTCCTGGTGTTTTACTCGATTCCTTCTTGTGAGAGGATGAACTTTGTTCCTTTTTTATGATGGGTCCACTCTTATGAGTGCCTAAACTTTCTCTAGCGTCTTCACCGTAGTGCTGCTCAAACAAGTTTAAATCTTCTGAACCGATTTCATCTTTTGAATCGATTTCATCATTTTCCTGCGATTTCGATGGGCTGCCAAATTCATTTAACAACTCGTCGAAATCCGAATTCTCAGAAATATTGTTTTCTTCTTGAGAAAAAATGTTTTCTTTGATGGATTTATTTGGTGAAATGCTTTCATGATCAAATGAACCAAGATCTTCCTCATTTGAGCTCGAACGACTTCTTTTCTTTTTCTTGGTCTTGTTTCCACTAACTGGCATCTCACTTGGGTTTTTCATAGTTTTTGCCATACTTCTTGTGACTCGTCTATTCACAT